AGATGTCCAGGCAATATTACGAACCTTAGAGATAGTTACACCGATGGCACAGATGAGTCCAGTCATGGATTTCATTGACACCGATAAGATGGTTAAACACTTAGCAGATATTTTAGGTGTACCATCCAAGGTAGTAAGATCAGCTAATGAAGTAATGCAGATCCGTAAGCAAAGAGCTGAAGCACAACAAGCACAAGCTCAAGCTCAACAAGATATGCAAACAGCAGAAGCTGGTGGAAAAGTAGCTCCATTAGTGAGAGAACTAAATCGTG